TTCCTCCAGGTCTCCGGATCCAAATGCCACGGTCAGGAGCTCTTTCACTGCAGATACGGTTCCGGCTTTTGTGAACCACTTCAGGGTTTTCTCGATGATCGTTCGCTTTGTCTCAATGTCAAAGGCCTGGTCATAATACATGGTTCTCAATTCCACGGCCAGGTGGTCGAGGATGTCTTCGGGGACTTTGCTTATATTGGCATAAATCTGAGTAGTGTCGGCTGCCTTCCTTGCTGCGTCCAGGGCCTGCTTAATCGCATATGAGAGAGCCTGGATCTCGACGTCCTGTTCTGGCCAAAGATCAGCGAGGCCGCCCTCGGTGATCTTAATCATTTTCTAGTCCTCCATATGTCACGGCCTGGCTTGTCGGTTTGGCCACGGTGCCGGCAGGAACTACGGCGAACATGGGCGCCGTGATTTCTACTCTCTTTGCCCCGGCTGCGATCACTCTCCGGGTAAGTTCTGAAGGGTTGACGTCTCGGCCAATCTTGCCGCTCTGCCATTTTATAAACTCCGTGACAGCCTCCGCCACCTGGCTCTGAATCGTGACGGCTTTTGCGCTGTCGCTGGAATTGATATAGTAGGTCATGTCGATGGTGAATGCCTGCACGGCCGGGGCCGAAACGACCACCTGGTCGGTGAGTGGCCGGATTTCTTCGTCCTCCAGATAATTCTGCAGGCCTGTGATCACGCTTGCCTCCGGAAGCTCCCCGCCATCCATGATGAAGCGGATCTGGACCACGGCGTCCTCGTCGCTGGTGATTTCCGCGTCTGCGATCGACGAATTAAAAGCCTTGATCCAGTAAAGGTAGGCGTCGTGCGGCCCGGCGACTGAATACCGGGACGGGGCCAGGTAGATTCTTTCGCGCATGTCATCGTCGCTCTCGATCTCGGTTCCGCCGCTGCTTGCATCGATGTTGGTCACCTCTTCGATGTATGGCGTCGGGTCTGATAATATGTTAATCTGGCCAGGCCGGTACCCGTTCCCGATCGTCCCGTCTGTCGCGCAGGTCGCGAGAACATCCACATATTCCTGGCCGGCCCGGATCTCTGCGTACTCGTTGGTCTCGAAATAGATTGACCCGTCCGGGGTTGCCCTGGTGCCTGCAGGGATGCTGGTGGCGCTTGTCTGTACCTCCGAAATGTAAAAGCGGAGCGTTACTGTTGCCGGGGCCGCCGGCAGTCTTACGATTCCTTTAAAGGCTCCGGCGTGATCCAGGAAGTCGCCGTATGCGTATTTCAGGAGGTTGACTTTTCCTCCGCGGTCGACGTACAGAAATTCCTGGAAGATCGCAACAGCGCACGCATAAATCAGCAGCGTCATCGGGTCTGCCCGGTCCAGGGTGATGCTCGATCCGGTGATATCTTCGTATTTCACCTCATATGCCTCCACCATCATGTCCTCCAGCTTGGTGAGCGTCATGCCGTCTATAAAGCTCACGTCGGGCAGGTTTTCAAGTTCTGCGATCATGCTAGTTCCTCCTTCCTATGTGGATCGTGATGTCGAGGTCTCCGTCGGCTGTTCCCTCTGAATCTATGCCGGTGACCTTTATCTCCGGCAGGAATTCCTCGACTTTGTCTGCGAGCTCTCCCGCCAGCATGTTTACGGCTGTCGGCGGGGATTTTGATAAAAAATCCATGGAGAGGCCAAAGCCCCGGCTTCCCGGGATCGTCCCCTCGAAGCTAAAAATGAGGGCCTGGATTTTCCCGTCGTATTCTTCCAGATCGATGTCGTCGTCATCCGTCTCGACCATTACTTCGTTAATATCTGCCACGGTCCTCACCTCCTATGAATATTCTTTGAATGTAATTTCCAACGTGGCCTTTAAAAGCTCCCCTTTATTAAGGACCCGCTCCCAGGCCTCGCTGACACTGGTAATCTTCATCTTTGCGATGACCTTGCCTCCGATGATCAGATTGTCGACGGTACCCTTCTCGCAGGCCTTTGCGATCGCATCCATGGTCGCACGGGGCTTGACGCCGTGTTCTGCAGACAGGGTAACCGTCATCTTTACTTCCTGAGCCTCCGGGCCGCAGAATTCACTTTTCGGTTTCTTGCCGATGATCTCGTGTTCTTTCCAGCGGCCTCCTATCTCTCGCTTCATCCCTGAAAACGGCAGGGCCTTGTTTGCGCTTGTCTCGAAGACGATTGTCTTTCCAAAGCTGCCAATCTTGCCCGCAGAGGATTTCTTCTTTTTGCTTTTTTTCTTTTTGGCAGCCGCGGCCGCGGCATCAGCCCTGGCTTTGGCTCGCGCCTCAGCCTCTCTCATCAAGGCCCGCTCGCGGGCCAGTTTTGCTTTGTTGATTTTTATTGTCTGCTTTATGACAGCTAATTTTATGACGCTCGCTTTTTTCTTTTTTTTCTTCTTTTTCGCCATGATACCTCCTTAGCGCGGGCCGCTGGTTCCGCCGTGGACTCCTTGCGTCTTCAGAGATATGCCGCCGGCCTTCACGTCCTTGTCGGTACTCACGTTCCCGTCTAGTATGATATTGTCGGCATGTATGGTGATGGTCCCGTTTTTGTACTGGATGTATGCCTTGCCCGCGGCTCTTGCGAGCTCTTTCCTGAAAACGTCTTTCCCGGTCAGCTCCGACCGGTTGTCCTTATTCCAGTATTTGCCCAGGCAGATTCCGGCCGCCATCCCGTTCGGAAAATGCAGGCAGACCACCTCGTCGCCCACGGCCGGCATTTTATATTCATCGTCGAGGCTCAGGCAAGGGAGCAGGTCGGTCACTGCGTCGTCCCGGTCCTCGTATGTTACTGAAACCATACCGTTTTTATAATCGACGGAGCTGACTTCTCCGATTCTGATTACATCGTCCATGCTTCCTCCTATTTTGCGGTCAAGCGTCTCATGCACTTGTGCATCTCGACTTTTTGTTCGATGCCGCTGGCCGTCATGTTATACGTGACTTTGTCGACGTAGTACTTTCCATTTGCTTTCCCCATCCCCGTAACCTTGACTGTTGATGTCGCTATAATTTTCGGGTTCGGGTATATGGTTCCGGAAAGAGTCACGGCTTGCTCATTCGCCTTGTTAACCTGGGCGGCGGCTTTTCGCTTCCCGTCTTTTAAGCTGCTCATTTGCTCCGTGATTTTTAATGTCCGGTTTCCTTTGGCTCCTTTTTTCTTGAAGCCAATATACCCCTTGTAGGTCTTTTTCTTTTTCGTGTTCGGCTTATAGGTAAACTCTGCACCGGTGTAGGTTCCGGTCAGGGTGTCCTGAAATTCCCAATCATCGGCCACGAAGCTGGAACGCTTCAGGGTCGCGATTGGCTTCTTCCTCTCGTATCGGCCCTTGTCAAATATAACTATCTTTCCGGCGAAGGCTTTCATTCCAAGGCCGTACTTTTCACAAAGATCATAGAGGAAGGCGCTGTCATTGGTGTTGCTCTGTTCCACGGATCCGAGCTTGATCTTCTTGGCTGAATAGACAAGTTTCAGCTTGTACCGCTTGCAGATCCTCTTTGCGATCTGCCGGATCGTGATTTTCTTCCAGGTCTTAGTTCTGTTTCGGGTGCGGAAGGAGGACGATGCCGGCGCGGATAGTCCTGCAAAACTGGCCTCAAGCGGTCCGCCGTGATAGCTGATCTCATCCAGAACGAAGGTTCCGAGTGGAAGGGTGTACTTACTTCCTGCTTTGCTCCAGTTCTGAAAGATCAGACTTCCTTTTATCTTGTCGCCTTTTTTCGGGTACCAGGCGTTCAGCCACTTCATGGTTATGTTCTGCAGCGTGATCTTGATGGTGTCGCTTTCCCCGCTTGCGATGTCATCAAATTCAAGGGATTCCAAATAATTTTCCAGGACCCTGTTCACGCTTTTCCTGTTAATTCTTAAACTTGGGTTGACTTTTCTCGGTGCCGTCATTCCTCATCATCCTCGCTTTCATCGCCGGTTCCGTCATCGTACTCGATGTCGTCTTCCTCGTAGTCCTCGTCATCATCGTCGTCGGACTCCACATCCTCGTCTGTCTCGATGTCACTGTCGTCATCGTCGTCTTCGTCATCATCCTCGGTCCGCCAGAACGGGAGGTCGGTGTCGATTTCCTCTGGCGGATCCGGGACGACGATTTCTGTACCGGCGGAAAAGACGAGGATGTCTAATAGGGGCCAGTTAGCCTCAATCAAAAGCTGCATATAATCCTCACTCCCGTACAGGTCATACGCGATCGAGTCCCAGGTGTCGCCCTGGGTGGTGATATATGTGTCGGCCATCAGACATCCTCCTTTCTTATGCAAAGGCCACGCGGCCCCTGTTCCTGTTATATCGTTTCATGTATTTTTCAAATTCCGCCTGGCTCATCCTGCCTGCAGACTCCAGGTCTTCCCTGTTCGGCGTACCGCCGCCCTCAAACCGGTAGGTGGGACTGTAGATGATTGTCGGACTTCCCTGGTCGATGTTTGTCGTGCTTCCTCCGGCGGATCCGGAGAAGTTTCCGGATGCTACCTGGGAAATGACGGCAGACCTGTCTGGCCTTGCGGCCTTGGTGATGCTTTCGGTTCCGCTTGCTGCATCCTCGATCGGCTGGACGAGTGCTCTTTGTGCCATGGCTCGGACTGCAGCTTCCCTGCTTTCCATACCTCCTTCGAGGCCCATGCCTGCGAAGGCACCGGATTCAAAGGTTACCCTGGAAGGCGATTTTACTTTCAGGGCGGAGTTGATTGCTGCTGCTGCCGCAGATGCGATGCTCCTGGCCGTGGCCATGACTGACCCTCTCCGGGAATTCATGCCGGAGATCAATCCGTTCATCGCCTGGGCTCCGGCGCCACTCAGGTTCATGCCTGAAAATGCCGACCGGATCCCGGATGCGGTGGACCTTGCTATTGCCACAGCTCTAGCTCCGCCGCTGCTTATGGCTGCCACAAATGCTGCCATTTGCGAGGTGGCCACGGCGACCATCTGAACCATGCCGCTTCTCGTCACCGCGACGATCAGGGCTACCGACGTCGTTGTTGTCGCAGTCGCTCTCGAAGCCGTAGCGGTCGCTGTCGCGACGATTATGGTTCCGGTGGATGTGACTATGACTGTAAGACTTTGGAGCGGCCCTGCGGCTGCCTGGCCCACTCCTGCCATGCCTGTGGACACAGCGGTCCTGATTCCGGTCACTGCCGTCTGGATTGTGGTTGGCCATGTCGCGGATCCTGTCTGGATGGCCGTGTTTATTCCGGTCATCTGTGTACTGATCTGCGTCTGGGCTCCGGTGAGTGCGGTTCCCATACCCGTCATCGCTGCCTGCATCGCTGTCTGCAGATTCTGGCCCATGGTCTGGATTTCGGTTTGCACCTGTGAGCCCGCCTGGGTGATCGTGGA